AGATGAAAAAGATGTTATAAAATATTTAAATATTATTGAATCTATAAATACGCAACGTTTAAGACAAAAAACATTTGCATCAGAATTAGGTAAATCTTTAAAAAAAGAAGGTGATGTTATTCAATTTCCAAAAGATAAAATTACAAACTGGGAAAAACCAAGACCTACTACAGAAAAAAATATAAAATCAAAACTAGAAAAACAAAACAAAGAAGCTATTGAAAGATTAAAAAATAAAAAATTAGACCGAGACAAAAAAGCAGGTGGTGGTCCAGCAGGTTTAAGTTATTTACTTGCAGAAGATTCAAATGAAAGAATGCCTTTAGCAGGAGGTGGTGCAGGTAAACCTCCAGTATCATTTTATTTTAATATGCAAGGAGGCGCAGGAAAAAAAACAGAAGACTTTCTTGGTATACAAGGCCTAACTGAAAAAGGATATGACTATGGTGGCACACTTGCTGCTGATACAACATTTCCATTTTTAGGTGGAGATTTAAGTGTAGGTGGTGAGCTTGGTTTTGGAAGAGACAAAAGCAATGTAGATTATAAAGGTCAACCCATAGATTTTTTATCTAATGTAGGTGAAACAAAATTAGGTGATAATTGGAATGTAGGTGTGAAGTGGAGAAAGAAATTTGCAGCCGGCGGAATGGGACGTAGAGCATTTTTAAAATTAATGGCAGCATTAGGTGCAACAGGTGTGGCAGCTAAATCTGGACTAGGTAGTTTATTTAAAGCAGGTAAACCCATTGCAAAAGAATTAACACAAGTTCCAATTAAAAATATTGAAGGCATGCCAGCGTGGTTCAAGCCTCTTGTAAATAAAATTATTAAAGAAGGTAAAGAAGAAAAAATAACAGAATACGAGAGACTCATTACTCATACAACTAAATTACCAGATTCCAAAACACCTATCTCTGTCAGTCAAGATTTAAACACAGGAGATGTTATCGTTGATATTGGAAGAGATAAACATGGTTTTCCAGATGGTCATTTTGGTCAACCAGTTAGATTAGAATATAAAGCATCGGAAGTTATTGCACCTGATCTTAAAACAGGAAAAGGTGGTGGAAAAATAAAAGAAGAGTTTACTGTTGAAGAAGCAGAATTTACTGGAGGCCATCCAGAAAACGTTAAGTTTGAAGAATCAACTATTGAAAAATTTGGTGATCATGGATCGAATTTTGATGAAGTAGAAATGTTTGCAACTGGTAAAGTTAAAAAATCTAAACCAACTAAAAAAAGATCACAAACTGAATATGAACAAGATAAAGCACAGGCAGATGCTGAAGCATATTGGGAAGAGCATGGTGACTTTGCAAACGGTGGTCTTGCTAAGATGTTAGGAGAATAATGAATCTTAAACAATTAATTAAGTTTGGAATGGAAGAGAGCCAAGAGCCGGTAATCAAGAACCCTATTTTAAGACAGGCCCTTGAACCACGGTCCATGGACCAAGCATATGGTGGGCGTATTCCTTTTAGTAAAGGAGGAGATTTTGAAAAGTGGATAAAGGATCAAATTGATAATAAAAAGACAACCTTTAGAACTAAAGGAGAAATATATGATGCTGCAGATGTAAAATCTAGCGGTAGCAATCAAAAAATTTTAAATAAATATATGAATGAATTTACTATTACCAGTGGTTCAAGATTAGGGGGAGATATAGCTACTAAAAATACAGCCATTAAAAATTTTTTTGATTTACAAGAACCAGGTTCAAAAATAAATGTAGAACGAAGTGTTAAAGAAATAAATAAAAATTTACCTAAAGATCAACAGATTAGTGAATCAATAATTACAAGTAGATTAAAAGATAAAAAATTTAATACTAACTTTTTAGATTCTCAAACATTAGGTCAATATCATGGAGAACTTTCAGATTCTATGAAACAAAATATTATAGATACTTTTGGAGAAGAATTTGACATTGATTTTAAAAAAGGAAAATATGGAGTTTCTGCTGGAGGCAGAGGAGACTCTAAAGCAAATTATGAAATGATAAGAAGATTTGTTGAAGGGGGTAAATTTAATGTAGCTTATAATATAGGCGCTGCAGATGGTTGGTTATTAGAATCTTTTGGAAGAGCTGGATATAAACCTCTTACAGAAGTTATTAAAGGAGTAAAAAAAACTATAGGGTATGAAGCTCCTGATGGTACTAAATGGTTTGGTGCTAAAAAATGGGCAACTAAGTATGGTGGTAAACAAGTTAAAGAATCTCATCCAAGTTGGGGAAGAGTTAATAAATTAGTAAACATTGTTGGAGAAACAAGAGTAGCTCCAAGTCAGGCTATTACAGATTTATTAGCTTCAAAAGGAGTTAAAAACATAGATGGATTAACGTTAGAACGTTTAACAGGTTATTTATTGAATAACGATGTAGATATTAAAGATATTAAAAAAGGATTAACAACTTTTCATAAACACCACGTTAAAGGAGTAAAAGGGTCTCCAGCTGATGATATACAATTAGTAACTAAAGTTGCTAATGATGAAGCAAGAAAAGTTATGAATGAAGTTGAAGCATTGAAAAAAAATAATCAACCCATTGATTATGATGCTATTGATAATAGATTAAAAAATTATGGGGTGTCAGTTGAAGTAGATGGAAAAAGATTAGGTGGTTCAGGTTTTGAATCTAAAGCAGATATAGAAAGATTTGTTACTAAAAAAATTGGAGATTGGAAAACTGCTGACTTTGAAAAGTTCGCTAAACAGTTTATTAAGAATGATGTAAAATTCGCATCATTCCCAGCTAACATAGGCGCAATGTGGAAAGCAATAGGATCAACAGGAAGAAAAACATTAGGTTGGGGAACAGCTGGATTAACTGAATTACTTTTTATGGGACTAGACATGAAAAATGAAATGTCTAAAGGAAAGAGTGCCGAAGAAGCAGCATCAATTGCAAAAAGAAATGCAAGTTTTGGAATTTATAATGATGGGGGTTATTTAAACGAATTAAAAAAAGTTGCAGACGATATGGATATGGACACGCAAGCTTTTGATAAAGCTTTTGCACTGAATGAAAGAATGTTTAAAGTTGGTCAGCAACGAGACTATGAAAATGCACAGATTGAAAAATTAAAAACAATGGGCCCTGAAGGAATTAAAGAAGCTAATAGATTACAAAAAATATATGATCAAAGAAATGCAGATTTAGATTTAGAAAACGAAAAATTAATAGAAGGTATTGCTGGTCAAGTATCCATTAGTAAAGCTGGTGAAGTTTTTCCAAATCCTAATTTAGATCAAATAGCTAAAGCAAGATATACTTTAACGAATGATGAGTTTGGAGAAGTATTTAAGGATCTTCAAGAAGCAGGGATAGAAAAATTAAAAAGAGAGAAAACAAAAGCATTTGATGTTCAAAGTAAACAGGCAGATCCTGAAGCAGGTTCGACTTTTAATTGGTTAACTAATTTTTTCACAGGATCTGAAAACTTTCTTGATTGGAGAACCAAAGGTGAAGAAGAGCAAAGATTAATTGATGAGATGGAAGGAAGGGAAAGATATCTTTATAATTTACAAAGAGGTGTTGATCCTGATAGTCCTATTACTCAAGAATCATTTGAAAATTTAGTATATGAACAACCTGGTTTAGGTTTTTATTCAGGTGGTGGAATAGCGAGTTTAAAAAGAAAATGAAAAACCCAACATTAGTTAAAAACATGAAGAATGTTAAATGGAAGGAAATACCACCATTAAGGGGCCCTAATCCACAGGGGTTGATTAAACCTAAAAAACAAGATAAGAATAAGAAGGAGAATTTAAATGGCAGAAATAGATAAAGGTCTCCCAAATGTAAAACGACCAGAAGACGAAGTTGCAGGGGTTGTTAATTTGGAAGAACCAGAAACATCAAAAGGTCCCGTTGAAGTTATAGAAGACGAAGAAGGGGCAACAATTGATTTTGATCCAAATGCAATGCCAGCACCTGACCAAGGTGATCACTTTGCAAACTTAAATGATTTATTACCAGAAGATATTACTGATCCAATAGCCAATCGACTTGAAGGAGATTATAGAGAATATAAAGCTTCTCGTGCTGATTGGGAAAGAGCTTACATTGTTGGATTAGATCTTTTAGGATTTAAATATGAAAATAGAACTGAACCTTTCCAAGGAGCATCTGGTGCAACGCACCCAGTTCTTGCAGAAGCTGTAACACAGTTTCAAGCTTTAGCTTATAAAGAATTATTACCAGCAGATGGACCTGTCAGAACTCAAGTAATGGGAATGACCAATCCTCAAAAAGAACAACAGTCTCAAAGAGTAAAAGATTTTATGAATTATCAATTAATGGATCAGATGAAAGAATATGAACCTGAATTTGATCAAATGTTATTTTATTTACCTCTTGCAGGTTCTACATTTAAAAAAGTTTATTATGATGATCTATTAGGTAGAGCTGTTTCTAAATTTGTTCCAGCTGATGATTTAATTGTGCCATACACTGCTACATCTTTAGCAGATGCAACTTCTGTTTGTCATGTAATTAAAATTTCAGAAAATGATTTACGTAAACAGCAAGTTAATGGTTTTTATTCTGATATAGAACTAAATAAACCAGTTGATCCAAATACAAACCAATTAAAACAAAAAGAATTAGAAATAGAAGGTTTAACTAAATCACAAAGAGTTGAACCTATGTATACATTATTAGAATTCCACGTAGACCTTGATTTAGAAGGTTTCGAAGATGTTGGCGCCGATGGCGAACCAACAGGAATAAAATTACCTTACATCGTTACAATCGAGCAAGGTAGTCGGAAAGTTTTGTCGATAAGACGAAACTTCGCGCCCAATGATCCATTGAAAAATAAAATCCAATATTTCGTCCACTTTAAATTTCTGCCAGGACTAGGATTTTATGGCCTTGGACTCATTCATATGATTGGCGGATTGAGTCGTACTGCAACTGCGGCTCTCCGTCAGTTATTAGACGCGGGAACATTATCCAATCTTCCGGCAGGATTTAAACAAAGAGGTGTCAGAGTAAAAGATGATGCCGCAAACATACAACCAGGTGAATTTAAAGATGTAGATACACCAGGAGGAAACTTAAAGGATGCGTTTGTATTCTTACCATATAAAGAACCTTCTGCTACATTATTGCAATTGATGGGAATAGTCGTTCAAGCAGGACAAAGATTCGCGTCGATTGCTGATATGCAGGTCGGTGACGGGAACCAATCAGCAGCTGTTGGTACGACCGTAGCTCTTTTGGAACGTGGTTCAAGGGTAATGTCAGCAATCCATAAAAGACTGTATGTTTCATTAAAATCAGAATTTAAATTACTTGCTAACATCTTTAAAACTTATTTACCTCCTGAATATCCATACGATGTAGTAGGCGGACAAAGAAATATTAAAGTTAGAGATTTTGATGACAGAGTAGATATTTTACCTGTTGCTGATCCAAATATATTTTCAATGTCACAAAGAATCTCATTAGCACAATCTGAATTGCAATTAGCTATGTCTAATCCACAAATGCACAATTTATATATGTGTTATAGAAAAATGTACGAAGCATTAGGTGTAAAGGATATTGATAGAATATTACCACCACCTCCACCGAATCAACCAAAAGATCCAGCGATCGAACATATCGATGCAATGGGGATGAAACCTTTTCAAGCGTTTCCAGGTCAAGATCATAGAGCTCACATTACAGCTCACTTAAATTTTATGGCTAGTAACTTTGTTAGAAACAATCCTAGCATTACTGCAGCGTTA